GGGGGATTCGCTGACTACAGCTCCAGTTGGGGGGATGTTGGCGCTGTAGACCACGGCTTGACTCCTACTTTGTACTTATTTTGGCAGAGTCGTCACCACTTAGTTTTGTCTGCCCAGTAGGCGGCTGACATCTTGCCTTTTGCAATGTTTGATGCGTGGCGAGCTTTGAAGGAAGCACGGCGGGCTTTATCGGCAGCGGATTCACCTTTTTTGGCTGGTGAACCAGAGACTCCTTGTTGGCCAAAGCGGATAAGTTTTACTTTTTCGCCTTGTTTTGCAAGGACAACGTGTGATTTGTTTGGGTGATTGGGGGTGCGTTTGGGTTTGTTGTAGCCCGAGAATTTTTCGCCGCGATATTCAATCATCGTCTTCTTCCTCGTCGTCGGGGTCGGAGATTGGTACCAGTACTTCGATGCCTTGGGCGAGCATGGAGACAAAACCGCCGAGGATTTCGGGGTTTTGGGGTGATTTGAAGACGAAGGTTGCGTGGGTGAGGCCGTCTTCAGCATCAATTTCGATGTGAATACAGCCTCCGTTAACTGTTTGGATGGCCATTAGCCGTGGTACGCGACGCCGATGTGGGGAACAATGCTGGGTGTTCCAGAGCTGATGGAGGCGATGCGCATACGGATCTTGGCGGCGGCTTTGCCGTCGTAGAAGTAAATGTATTGACCGTTGGAGTTGATGGTTTTGCTGGTGTCGATGGTGAACCAGTTGCCGTTGCCGTTGAAGCTGCCTTCGAGGGCAAGTTGGAAGTTGGCGCCGCCGGTTACGGTGGCGGCAAATGTGTAGCTGCTGGAGTGGGCGGGGACTTCCATCCAGTCGTCTACGGCGGTTAGTGTGCCACCTGTGAATTCGACCACGTTGGTGTAGCGGTCGATGGCGGTGTTAGCGACGGCAGCCATGGTTACTTTCTCCGTTTTTTGGCGGTTTTGGCGGATGCACGGAAGGCGGCGGCGGTTGGGGCGCCTTTAGTGCCGGGTTTACGCATCTTTTCGCCGCTACCGGCGGCTATGCGTTTGCGTTTGGCGGCGATATTCGCGTAAAGGCCGGGTTTTTTGGGTGCCATGACTATTTCTTGCGCTTTTTGATGGGTTTTTTGGTCATTCCAGCCTCGCTCATAGCGATAGCGATGGCTTGTTTGCGGGATTTGACTACGGGGCCTTTTTTGCTGCCCGAATGCAGTTCTCCTTTGCCGTACTCACGCATGACTTTGGAGACCTTTTTCTGGGCGGCGGTCTTCTTTTTCCCGGCCATTACGCTCCAGTGGGTTATTACCACACACGATAGTTGGTCTTGCCGAGGTTCTCTGGTTTGGCGAGGTTGAAGGTTTGCAGGCAGAGGTAGCCCAAGGCGTCGAAGGCGTGGTCGACGCCTAGGTTTTTGTTGGGGAGGCCGGTGCCGGGGGCGTAGGTCAGAGTGCGAAGGGATTTGATAAGTTCTTTGCAGCGGGGGTGGATGAAGAGGCGGCGGGTTCCAGAGGCATCCAGTAGAGCGGTGTTAACGCAGGTGATCTTGTCGCGGATTTTCCAGGGATTGCGCGGGCTGGAGACGGTGAAGCCTGATTTGCGGAGGATGTTGTGGTCGGTTGCTCCAACGCCGCTGGTTTTGCGGGCGCCGCCGGTGGGGTCGGGGCAGGCGATGATGCGGCGCTCCACGCCGTAGCGGGACTGGATTTCTTCGCAGAGATCCCAGGTGGTGGCGCCGCCGGTCATGATGATTTCGTCGAAGACCCAGAGCACGTCGCCTTTTTTGACGGCGCAGACGGCGCTCATTGGGTCGACGTTGAAGTCCACGCCAAGCAGGAGGGGTAGGACGGGGAGGTCTTGGACGGTTTTGTCGATGTTTTCGTCCGAGAAACTGATGGCGACGAGGCCGGAGAGGTTCTCGAAGGATGCCTCGAATTCTTGGCGGAAGGTGCGGGGGTCGAGTTGGGCGCGGGCAGCTTCGATTTCTTCTGGTGGGACGTTGTCGCCGTCGATGGTCGTGAATTGCCAGCGGCTCCAGTCGGAGTCGCCGCTGTCGGCGTATTGCCAGAGTTCGTAGAACCAGCTGGCGGTGCCGTCGGGGGTGGAGATGAACAGTGCCCAGCCTTGTTTGTCGGCTAGCGCGGGGCGGATGACCTCGAACCAGACCTCGGCGTCCATGAACGCGGCTTCGTCGAGCACCACGCCGGCCAAACTGCGGCCTCGGAGGGCCATGGCGTTTTCAGTGCCCTTTAGTTCGATTGTTGAGCCATTTACTAGCTCGATCTTGAGGTCGGTTTCGTTCTTGCTCTTGATCCAGGCTTTCGGGACTAGCTTTTTTAGGACTTTCCAGGCGATGTCCTTCGCCATCCGGTATGTAGGGGCCGCGTAAAAGAAGGTTTCGCCCGGCTTTTCGATCGCCCCACGCAATAATTCGATACATGAGAGGTAACTTTTGCCGAATCGGCGGCCTGCTACCAGCACTCTGAAGCGTTTTCGGCTGCCGAAGACCTGACCCTGGGCGTAACGGAGGGTGAGTGCTCCAGCAGATTCGGGCATTTGTAGTAGACGGGTACCTTCTAGGTTATTACAGGAATTGAACCCCTGCCCCCGGTGTGTAACAGAGGAAGGAATTGAGGATATGTCAGTAGGTTCCCAGGGCATTGTCCCCCTCCGAGCAGCGCCGAACCCTGCCCCCTGGTTCTCTTGTACTACAGCCACGAGAGGCGCCTAGCGGGCCTGGGAAGGCCGGTCTGCTAGGCGCCGCTACTGTGTCACATAGCAGCGGCCAGACGACGCCTCACGGTCGTGCGGGACACGCCTAGGCGCTCCGCAATGGCACGCTGGGTCAGGCCTTGGGCGCGCAGGCTGTGCACGTCCTCGACCAGTACAGCAGTTTCAGTCTTGGTGATAACCTCTGCTAATGTTACATTCTGTGTCGGTTGTGGCCGTGTGGGCCAGCGCTGCGCCAGCCAGTCGTTGGCGCTGTGCACTAGGCGGCCTAGGCGGTAACCGAACCAGTAGGTGTGAACTACTAGCGTGACGACGAAGGCGACGGCTGGGGCGATAGTGCGCGCGTACTGTTCCAGCTGGGCGGAGATTTGGGCGGTGGTGGGGTAGTTCATTTGTTCCCTTGGTGTGGGTAGGTTGCGTGGGGCGTTCACTGCTGCCCTCACCCATACAGTATAACAGCACAGCCGCGTAGTGCGGCCATACTGTAATACTCTGTAACATCAGCAGAACTTATCTGCCGAGCACAACCAGGCGGCATTCTGCAGCCGATCGCCCGGAAGCCTCGCAGCGCTTCAACTGGGAATGGTTATCAAAACCCATCGCGACGATGGCGGCGACGATGGCACCGCAAGCCAGCAGGTAGCCGATGAATCCGCGTTCAGTGTTGGTCATTGGGAAGCGTGATTTGCTTACTCTCCCAGTGTTGCACACTATCGGCCAGGCGTCAAGGTTGCCGCTTATCTTCCACGGTGATGTTCAGCGTTGGAGCAGCGGCTGCCTGTTGCTCGATTCCGCTTTCGTTCAAAACGCGGCCAACGCTGTCCATGAGTTGCGCAGCAGTCTGCAGTTGACCTTTCTTCAGTGCAGCGTTGATGGCACGGAAGCGCATCCCCTGAAGACGAGAGAGCAAAGCTTCTCGATCCTTAAGCCAATCTTCCTCATTCCACTTGCTAACGGCTTTCCAGTCAGCCCAAGCAGTCTTCTCGCTAATGCTCTCGCGTGCAGCGTGGTCTAGAACCAGCTGGCGTGTCGTCAACCCTTCAAGCTGGCGTCGATACAAACGCCTCTGACGTTCTTCTATAACCGCGTTTGGGTTCCGTTTGCCATAGCAACCCAGCGGATGTTTAGCCTTTTTATCCTCAATTTCCGCCGACACTTCCGGCGCTTCGCTGTTAGCTTCCGGATTGTCTGACATTGTAAGATTCTGCGGCCGTTTGGTTCAATCTTAGCGCCACCACTGCGCAACAATAAAAAAGCACCGCAGAAGCGGTGCCGTGAGCCGAGCGCGAGCGAGGCTCACACGCTGCGCACCACATGCCAGCTGCTAGGCGTGTCACGGATCAAGCTGTAGCCATCACCGACCTCTAGCTCGCGCCATGCCTCGGCCCAATCGATGCATGTGTGCGGCCAGGCCAGCTCGCGGTTGATCGCTCCAATGTCGTCTGCCAACGTTTGCGCGTAATCCGCGCCAGCTTGTGCCTCGCTGTAGCCATCAGCAGTCCCGCAGTAGGCGTCGCACAGCTGTTCGGGCTCAATGCCGTGATCCGCGAAAGCCTGGATCAGCGCAGCGCCGGACTCTGGATCCTCGCAATCGATGCCGCGTTCCTCCAGAGCCTCGGCCCACTCTTCAGATAGCCAGAAGCCGAAACAAGCGCCGTCACCCTCGGACGCGCCGAAACAGAAGCCGGTAGGTGCCACGTCTTGCAGGATGTCGCCAAGTTGCAGCAGACAACCGCCGGCCATGTCGTCATCCCAATCTGATTCGCGCGAATCCTCGCCAACTAGGTGCTGCAGTGCCGGCAGTACGGTGCAAAGCTCGGCACCAAGCTGTTCGGCAGTCTGCCAGTAGCGCACGAGCAAATCCTCGGTGCGCAGTGTGTCAGTGCTGACGATCCAAGGGAAGGATGCCAGCTGCTCGGGTGTGTAGCGGGTCATGATGTGAGCCTATGGGTGGGGTCTCGTGTGAAACAATACAGCAGATCGCGCCACTAGGCAAGCGCCGGCGCCAGGGCATCGCGGGAGCCGTCCGGCCAAGGGTAGGACTCCCGGCGCCATTCCTGATCAAGCGGCAGCAGTGCCAGGCCGGTTAGCCCCACGAGATCCAAGCGGTCGATTCCTGCGGCGATCCGCTCCAGTCTGATGTAGGCGCCAGTGCTCAGGTCCTGCACTTCCCATTCCTCGCCGGCCATTTCGCGGCAAGCGTTGAAAAGCTCCAGCAGATCGCGCTCCAGCTGATCATCGGGCAGGGAGTCCAGCTGATCATCTGCCCAATACTTCGCGGTGCTGGGGCCGTAAGCGTTACGCTCCAGCACGTCCACAGGACAATAGGCAGCCAGCTGATCTCGGATTGCGTCGCGCCACTCTGACGCGTAGCAGTCTTGCCAAGCACGGTCGATCTCTTCCAGCTCCAGCACAACGCCTTCGCCGTTCCAGCCGTAACCGACAGTCAAGATGCCGCCTAGGGGATCGGGTGTGCTGGCGGGATCGGTTAAGACGTTGAAATTAGCCTTGCCCACTAGGCCGGTGCTGGCGTAATCGCTCCAGCCGCAGTAGGTGGGCACGAAACCGAGGGAGGCGCCGCGCCAGCGCTCGGATAGGCAGGTTTCGAGATGGCGCTCTGGGGTCTGGTGCCAGGAGCCGAAACCATCGCGCTCGGGTTCGCCGTCTCGGATCAGCAGCCAGTGGCCGGAGCATCCGGCGAGACGATCAATACGCTCCAGCAGAGCGGGGCTGGCTTTTGGTGTGGTGGTTTGCATGGCAGGGTGTGCCTTGGTGTGCTCGCCCACAATACTACATCAGCCCCAGCTGGCAAGCCTTGCGCTTGGTGGTAGTGTTAGAGGGTAAACCCTCACCCATAGGGAGATGCTCACCAGTCAAAAGGAACGGCAGCAGCTTGCCCGAGATCAGCGGGAAGCTGAGCGGGAGATGACGCGCCAGGAGAAACGGGCGCTGCGGGATCTGCGCTACTGCGCGGAACGTTCCACCCTCTCAGAGATTGAGTGGCGTGATCTGCTGCGTCTTCACGAGATCCACGGCAAGGAAGGGATTCGGGAGCTTTGGGAGTCCGTCATCCCATACTGGAATCAGTGCCAGGCTCGCAATGGCGGCGAACCATGCCCCAGCGATCTCGTGCCAGCTGGTTTGAAATTAAGTGCAAAAAAAGCGCGCACAACACCCACGACACGCAAACCGGCAGGTGCTCCACGCAAAGCCCGCGCTGATGCCGGCAAACCTCGCGCCAGTTACAGACCTCGTACCAGTTCCACCAAATGAAGAACCTCTACCGAATCCAATACAAAGCACCTGGCCAACCCTGGGTTGACTGATACGCTCCACGGCTCCCACCATGGGAGCCTTTCTGCTGCCCTTAGGTGAGACTCATGAGACACACCACGAGACAGCCGTAGGCGGAAATACCGGCCACGCTCCAGCAGACCTCCCACCATGGGAGGATGTATTAGCAGGATCGCCAATAAATACCAGGTATTGGCATTATGAATGGCCAAAACAATACATGAATGGCCTTGAATGGCGTTCCAGTGAATGGTTTTTGCCGAGGCCGTTAGGCCGAGGCTTGAATGGCATCGAAGTATCTGTGGCAGCGTTCCATGAATGACTTTTCTGCCTGTTCCAGCTCAGCTGAATCCATGTAATGGACGTTAGGGGCACCGCAGCGGCGTGCCAATACAATGACTGCGCCAGATGCTTTTAATCCGGTTAAATGTTTGAGTCCTAGTGAATACGCTCCGCACTGGTCAATGTAACTGTGACCGCTGGGAAGCCTGTCGTCGCGGTCGGTTTTACGTCCCACGCTAGTCTTCCAGTCAACAACATGAATGCCTTGTTTACCTTTTAAGGTGAGTAGGGCGTCTGCTGTTCCAGCAAAACCTGCGGGATGGTGAATGCTAAATTCACTTGCAAAAATCTCGGTTACGTTTTCAGTGATCCAGTCAGATAAGCCTCTTGCGTAACCTTTTGCGCTGAATCCTACTGGGGGAACATTAGGGCGTACCCTTTTTAATGCCCATTGTGTGATGGGGGCAGGAATACGCGCCAGTCCCTGTTCGTCCCAGCGGATGGAGTTGCGCTTGTTTGCTGTAGACCGAGCTAATTGCATTGAGGTTTTTAATAAGTATTCCGCTTGATTGTGTGCCATGTTGCCTCTTGTGGCCGCAACATTTCTTTGTTGTGAAGCTTCGGCCTCGCCGAGGCGAGCAACCCAGCGTTCCAGTCCTGTTGTGTCGCTTGTCTCTTTTAGTACACGAGTAACTGAATGGTAGATGTTGCCGTTAATGTCCCGGTAAATCCGGCCGCCGGGGTCGCTTTCGTCGTCACGTTCCAGCTTCCAACGCCTTAATCCAGCAAGTGTGTCTTGTGTATTAGGCATTTGGATAGTTTTTCCCATTTACACCTTACCAGCAAAAAAGCCCCCGGTAAAGGGGGCGTTGAAAATTTGAAGGGAGATCAGGCTGCCTTGAAGGGGTTTCCTCCTGTCAGCAGGCGCGAAATGTCGAAGCCCTCAGCCTTTGCCTCGATCCAAGCCGCATCTAGGTGCTCTTGGCTCCCTTTCTTGCGGGGAACAGGACGGACGGCGTACTCGGTGGTTAGCCCAGAGCCTTTCTTGCTGATGGTGAAG